AATTCACTTAAATTGATTGTTGTGTCTTGTGTATTACCTGAAGGTGTGGTAACTTGGATTACGTACTCATCTCCATAAGCTGCAATCCTAGATGCAATCATAATGGCATTCTTATCTCCGACTAATAAATCATCCCAATCAATCTCTGATACAAGCAAGTTACGGAACATTCTTTCAATAGCCGTTCCTTGCATAATATAATTTTGATTGGTTAAGATATCTTCGTCTTTAGCTGTCATGTATCGTAATTCTACTTGACCCGAAGATAAGGGGTTTTCTTTAGGGTAAAAAAGACCTCTGGATGGTAAATCTACTAATAATGTAGTCTGATTTAGTCCTTGAGGGACAGTTGGAATAACCGGAATAGGAATTTCCATACCGTCTTCACTAGGACTTTGATTAAATGTAACTTCTCTGTCTGGCTTCATAATATTTATGTTTATTTAATTTTTAAGATCTTGGCAATAATCCTACTGATGGAATTTTTTGATTAAGAGATTTAATAGAATCAGGTAGTGTTTCTAATGGATTAATACGCTCTTTATTGTAAGGAATAACCTTTCTTTGATTAGCGTCTTTTATTAACGCATAATCATACATAATTGTTACAGAACAAGTGGATAAAGAATCATCCGATAAATCTAAATCACCCCATTTTACTGCCGAAACATACGCACCATGTATTTCCCATCTTTCTGATTGTATATTTGTTCTCGGCATTAATGTTTCTAATATTAAAGTTTTCTTATATGTTTCTAGCGCATATTCTTTTCCTTCTATGTAGTTTGAGTGTGTGTTTAGTATCCACTCGTATATTAAAACAGATGAATCATTATTAACTTCCTCAGAACTAGATAAGGAGTCTACAAAAGGATTATTAGCTGCTCTAGGAGAAAATCTATGTGCTGCCACAGGGTCATATAGTACTATCTCTATAGGATCCCATGTCATCTTACCTTTAAAGTTTGTCTTTGTGTTAATGTACTGTAATTCTATATTATCGTAGGTAAATCCGGGCTTAGTCGCTGATTTTACTAAATAACTAGGTATATAAATTCCTTGTACGTCTAAGTAAAGGACAAACCTATTTTTTAATTTAGGTTCAAAATAAGCGAAAGGTCTGTATTGGGTATATTCGGAAGCGCCCGTAGAATCTATCGCTACTGTTCTGTCTATTTTTTTCTGTCTAAATATGGGCGTAGATTTAGCCATTTCTTTTTATAATAAATATACTAAAAACTTAAAATTAATACAAAACAAAGAAAACTAGTTCCTTCCGCCACCACCTCCACCACCGCCAATCAAATTACCTAGTGCACTTATCGCACCTCCTGCAAGTGCTTGAGCGGCACCTTTTCCAATATTTATAGCTGCATCTCCTAATTGCTTTCCGAAATTAGCACCTCCACCATCTAATCCAGGTCCTTCAACATCAGGAAGTTTTACTTTACTACCTCTAACCATGGCATAATCATATACTATTGTTCCTTCCATCAATACTAAATCATCACTAGACATATCAAATTCTCCCCATTTAATAGAATCAAAAAATGCTCCTACTAATACGAAAGAGTCCATGACATCTCCATGAGGCGACAATGATCTTAAATATAATGTTCTTTTATATTCATGTATAAAACCATCTTCTCCCGGAGTCAAAAGATTAAAAGATGTTCCCGTTGTGCCGGAGTTATGATGATAGTTATTAATGTAATCATGTAACATTTTGGCACCATTATCTTCAATTGGATCATAAAAACGTATTGTTATGGGCTGCCATCTTGATTTTCCTTTAACGTGAAATTCTGTATTTATGTAATCTACTGTGATATGATTATTCTCTAAAGTAGGTCTTTCTGCTGATTTTATGGCATACGTAGGGAAAAATGGACCAAATGGATCCGCCTGCATATATAACTCAAAGCGCATTTGTTGCTTCGGGTTAAAATATTTAAAAGGTTTGTGTGTAAATGCCATGTGTATTTTATAAGCACAGAGGTGCACTGATGCACCTCTGTGGTTTATTAATTAATTTTATGCGTCTACTTTTCCGGTAGTAACTACTTTGTTTTTTGCAGGAATCATTACGGCGTAATCGTAAGTAATGGTTAAGTCTAACATGTTCAAATCATCGGATGATAAATCCATGTTACCCCATTTAGCGTCTGCTACGAAAGCGCCGTATAGTGAAAACTCGTCAGCTACATCTCCGTGTGGAGTTAAGGCTTGAAAAACTAGAGTTCTCTTATACTCGTGGATAAATCCATCTTCTCCCGGAGTTAAAAGACCTGGAGTTCTACCCGCAGGTAATTGATTTAATCCCGAGTTGTGATGAAATAAACTTATCCAATCGTGTAGTAACTTCGCTCCGTTTACTTCAATAGGATCATATAATGTGACTGATATATCCTGCCATCTTGATTTTCCCTTTACTTTAAATTCTGTATTTACGTAATCTACTGTAACTGGATTTTGGTCTATTGATGGTCTATCAGCTGTTTTAACCATGTAAGTAGGGATAGGTACTCCAACGTTAGTTAGGAAGAGCACATATCTCATCTGCTGCTTAGGGTTAAAATACTCAAATGGTTTATATTCAAATGCCATTTTATTCTATTTTTTTTGTTTATTCTGTATCGCCAGGGAAAGAAGCTCCTGTAGGTAATACAAAGAAATCTAAGATTATGAATTCCGCAGTTCTAGTAGGTTTTAAATAAATAGCACCTCTTAGCTCATTTCTGTCTAATACATCAGGAGTATTATTAGATTCGTCCATTATGACTTTGAAATCATATAAACCTTGATTTCTTCTAACACTCTCTAAATAAGGCTCTACTATACTTAAGAATCTAAGTCTTGTTTCTTTGGTGTTTTGCTCAAACACTAAATACCTAGAAGATGATGCGATGAATTTTTTAGCAGTGATTAATAGTCTTCTTACATTAATCCTATCGAGTGCAGATCTTTTCTTCTGTAAAGTTTTCTGTCCCCATACAACTACACCTTCTCTTGGATAAGTAGCAATAGGATTAATATTGTACGTATAAAGTCTATCTCTATCTCCTAAAGTTAATTTTCTTTCTGCCTGTAGAGCTACGTCAATGGCACCTCTATTTAAACCGGCCGGAGCATACCAAGGAAACTGTACGTAGTCATTGAATGCAATAACTCCTGATACTACAGTGGATGGTGGAACCCATACATTTCTTCCTAAGTCAGCGTCAGCTATTTGTACCCATGGATAGTAGTAAGCAGCATAAGAAGTATTTCTTGCTAGGGCTGCGTTTATAGCTTGTCCAATAGTATCACCGTATCTAGTTGGGTCAATCACCATGAAAATATCTCCTCGATTTTCAATCATGGCAATCGCTTTTGTTATAATTTCACCATGTTGTTCACCTACTCCGTCAATAATTCCGGGCATGAGTAACATGTTGATATCATATTCATCTGCATTAGCTAAAATGTCAATAGCATCCATATAAGCAGTTGAACCAGAAGCTCCCCCCGCTAAATCATCTAAATTGAATCCTTGGCTGTTTTGTCCGCTAATTTTATCAAAAAATGATCTAGGGTGTTTTACATATCCATCTGAACCTCCGGAGAAAGTACCAGATACTTCAGCGGGTAAACTACTAGAGAACGCGGCAACTCTTATTCTTCCACTCTCGTTCAAATAATTGTAATTCTCTTTGAATACCTCTACTCTAATATACCTAGATCTATTAGGGAATGAGCCACTTAATTGTAAGAATGGGATACCGTCGGAATCATATTTCAGATTGTACGTCTGATCTCCAATAACTCTACCGATATAATTAGTATCGTTAGGGTCAAGAGTCATGTCATTGTATTGTTCTACAATTACTTTTCTGTTGCTTCTGTCGTCTCCTCTTCTTATGTACAAATCAAAAGTACCTAAATCAGTATTTACGTCTCTGATTTCCCATCTTAAATTCTCTCTAGTTCCTATGTTCAATACTCCTCCTGTAGAGTCATCATTAGGGTTTCCTACTCCATTATTAGAGGCAATAGAAGTGAGTGATGTATTTACATATTCACCCGGAGATACTACAGTGAGTTTAAATGTTTGTTGAGCGGCTGTAAAATAAGAACCGGTTAATTTAGCCTTAATTCCAGCGGGAGCAGCGGCGTATGCACCTCTACTTACTACATTTGAACTTGCGTACTCATAATCACCGGCTAGTACCCTAACAACGGTTAAGTTTTCTGCATATCTCAAATATTCTTGTGCTACATAGTCTGTTAAGAACTTGTACTGTCTTTCGGATGTACCAGAACCCGAACTAAAGGCTCCACCAAAAGCTCTAAGGTATTCCTCGTAAGAGGAGATTGTAGAAGGAACGAACGCGGGTCCTTTTAAAGTAGGACCTACAACCGCCGCTCCTATAGCTTGTATTTCTAAAGGTAAAAAACTAAGGTCTTTTTCTCTTGTAAATACGCCAGGACTGACTATTCTTTCTGCCATTTTTTTGTTTTTGTCAATTAAATATTATACCAAGAATTATTAATAAATTCTCATTTGTTATAAATATGTTTTAAAAATCTCAAACAATTAAAAAAATATGAAATTACGTTAATCTTTCTGACATTGCTACCTTTTTAATAGATAATGCTTTTTGAATAGATGATTTTCTCTCTACAAATGCCGGCATGAGTGTAGCTAATACTCTTAATCTTGTAGATGCTTTTACAATTCTTTCTTGTTTTGATATATTAATTGCGGAAAATGTAAAATCTTCTATGTGTGTAACAAATTGATAATCATTTCCCCACACAAAATTATTAACAGGTATAAATTGTTCTATTACTTTATTTAACTGTTCATTAAAATCTGTCCAGATGCTTAAATCATAGTACACATAGTAGTATTCAGGAATTAGAGATATATAGACTTCTTTTTGTGGTAAATCTGTATTGCCTATATTGTTAGATCCATACCGGGCGTTGTTTTGAGTGTACCCATCTCTGTAATATACTCTGCTAGAAACCCTGTTGTTTACATCTAACTTAGCGAAGGCTTTATATTCTAGCAG